TAAAAATAAGATCTTAGAAAAGACTGGATATGACCAGGTGTTTGTGAATGACAACACTGTTGACAACTCCAACTATTCGGACTATAATAGCATCAAAGATGCTGTCTATTCTAAACTTAGAGGAATGGGTTCAAATAACGTATGAAGATTGCCCTCATCACAGATCAACACTTTGGAGCACGTAAGAATTCAAAACTCTTTCACGACTTTTTTCTGAAGTTCTATAATAATGTATTTTTTCCTTATTTAAAAGAGGAAGGAATTACTACGATTGTTGATATGGGTGATACCTTCGATAACAGAACTGGTATTAATTTTAGTTCACTTAAGTGGGCAAAGGATAATTACTACGATGTTTTAGAAAGTATGGGATGTAAAATTCATACCATAGTAGGAAATCATACTGCATTCTATAAGAATACTAATAATGTGAATGCAGTAGATCTCTTACTTCGTGAATATAAAAATGTTGAAGTCTACTCAGAACCATCCGATGTTATTATCGACGGTCTAAAGATAACATTCATTCCATGGATCAATAAAGAAAATGAAGAAACCACTTTCAAACTTCTTAAAAAGACTGATAGCAAGATTGCGATGGGGCACCTTGAACTCCGAGGATTTGCTGCTAATAAACAGTGCATCATGGAGCATGGTCATGAGAGCAAGTTATTTGAGAAGTTCACCAAAGTCTTCTCTGGTCACTACCACACTAGATCGAATGATAGAAACATCCACTACACAGGAAACGCATACGAAATCTACTGGAACGATGTAAATGATGTACGTGGATTTACAATATTCGATACAGAAACTTTAGAACATACTTTTGTTAATAATCCTTATAGTATTTTTCATCACGTTTACTATGAAGATACTGACTATAAGACCTTTGACTTTTCAAAGTATCGAGATATGATTGTAAAGATCATCGTCAGAAAGAAGAGTAACAACAAAAACTTTGAAAAGTTTATTGATAAGTTCTATATTGCAAATGTTGCAGATCTAAAAATTATAGAAAGTCAAGACTTTAATGGGTGGTATTCAAAAGATCAAATCGAAGAGATTGAATCTGAGAATACTTTAAGTCTGTTAAATAAGTACATACAAGATTCTGAGATTGATTTAGATAAATCAGAGTTATCTAAAATTATCGCAGAGGTGTATCAGGAAGCTTGCGAAATGATCTAGTATGTATATCGTAGTAATCGACGGAGAAGAAGACAGAGGTGCATATTCTGTAGCAGATGATAATGGAGAAAATGTCCTATACATTTGGGAAAACAATGATGATGTTGAACGTTTTATTATGATGTTAGAAGAAAGTGGTTCTCCGAAAATGAAATCCGTGGAAGTTGAAGAAGAGTTGTTATTTGAAACATGTAGTCAACATGGATACATGTATGCTATTATTGGTAGTGATGAGTTAGTAGTTCCACCTGAAGAACATGATTTATTTTAAAAAAATTAGTTGGAAAAACTTTCTCTCAACTGGTAATCAATTTACCGAAGTCCAACTTGATGATTGTCAGAATAGTTTAATTATAGGAACAAACGGTGCAGGAAAGTCAACTATCCTTGATGCACTGACTTTTGTTTTGTTTGGAAAATCATTTCGTAAGATTAATAAACCACAACTCATTAACACTACGAATGAAAAAGATTGTGTTGTAAATATTGATTTTAGGATTGGATCAGTAGAGTGGAGTATTGTTCGTGGCATTAAACCAAATGTCTTTGAGATTTATCGTGACGGAACACTTCTAGATCAAGCAGCATCTGCTAATGATCAGCAAAAATATCTTGAGCAAAGTATTCTCAAGATGAACTATAAGTCTTTTACTCAGATCGTAATTCTAGGTAGCAGTAATTTTACACCGTTTATGCAACTGCCAGCATCAGGTAGACGGGAAGTTATTGAAGATATCCTAGACATCAAAGTTTTTTCTACGATGAATAACATCATCAAAGATCAACTTAGGGGATATAGGGAAGATGTTAAAGTATTAAATCTGAAGAAAGAATCTTTTACTGATAAAGTCAGAATGCAAGAAAACTTTATTAGTGAACTTGATAATCTTGATAAAGATATAATCAATAAACACAACAATAAAATTTCTCAACTCAATAGTGATATTGGGAATCTTAATAGAGATAATTCTATATTTGAAGAGGATGTGTTTCGTTACACAAAAGAACTTGAAAGTGTGCAAGATGCGAAAAGTAAAATTCGTAAACTTGGAAACTTGAAAGGTAAAATCTCACAGAAGATGGATACTATCAAACGTGAGAAGAATTTCTTTTCAGATAATCTCACATGTCCTACGTGTGAGCAAACTATAGAAGAGTCTTTTCGTGTTAAAAGACTTAAAAATACTAATAACAAAATAACCGAATTGGAGAGTGGGTATGATCAACTTATTGAAACTATCAAGTCTGAAGAATTTCGTGAGAAAATTTTTGACAATATTTCAAAATCTATTATGGAGTCCCAAAGTAAGATTAGTTCCAATAGTGCAAAAATCTCGTCACTACAAAGTCAAGTAACTAGTCTAAACTTTGAGATTAAAACTTTAAACGATCAGTCGGCAAATAAGACTGAAGAAAAGGAAAAGTTAACCACATACAAAAATAATCTCGAAACCGTATTTGATAGTCTAAGTGAGAATAGGGATAAAATTGTTAGACATGATTTCCTACATGAACTTCTAAAGGATAGTGGAGTTAAGTCGAAGATTATTGAAAAGTATCTTCCACTCATAAATCAGCAGGTAGCAAAGTATCTGCAGATGATGGAGTTCTACATTAACTTCAAACTAGATGAAGAGTTTAATGAATCTGTAGAGTCACCAATCCATGAAGACTTTTCTTATTCTTCATTCTCTGAAGGTGAGAAGCAACGTATTGACCTAGCATTATTGTTTACTTGGAGAGAAGTTGCTAAGATTAAAAACTCTACTAGTACTAATCTTTTGATTATGGACGAAATATTCGACTCATCACTTGACGGATTTGGTACAGATGAGTTTCTTAAAATTATTCGATTTGTTATTAAAGATGCCAACATCTTCGTTATTTCTCATAAAGAATCTCTTCATGATAAGTTTGATAGAGTAATTAAATTTGAAAAGAGAAAGAATTTTTCGCAGATAGTTGAATCATGAAATTTGTAACTTTAGCAGGATTACCTAGAAGTGGATCAACTCTTCTAGGTAATCTTTTGCAACAACATCCAGATATGACTGTGGAGATGGATTCTTGCTTGTCAATTATTCTGACAAATATCTCTCAGCATTCTGAAAAGGTTTATACCGAAACTCAGCATACAATGAAAGAGATGAAGTTCTTGTACCACTCTTTCATGCGAGCAGGAATATCATCTTGGTTGGAAAATTTGTGTGATACTAATATCTACGTTGATAAAGATAGAAGTTGGGCAGTAGATTTTGATCTTCTTTTTAATCTTGTCCCATCTGCAAAGGTAATTTATCTTGTTCGAGATTTGCGTGGAGTTATTTCATCCATGGAAAAACTTGAGACTGAAGGTAGAATTATGGCACCTTCTACAGAAGAACTTTATCCTTTTGATTCCAGAGAAGAGTTTAATGATGTTGATCTGATGGACAAGAGAATTGAATCATATATGCAGACAGACATGATTCATACTCCACTTTTTGCATTGAAAGAAATTATAGATTGTGAAAGAAAATATTTAAAGAACTTTAAGTTTATTAGATATGAAGACTTGATGGAAAATCCTCAAAAAGTATTGTCTAGTATCTATGACTTTATTGGTGCTGATGATTATAAGAATGATTTGGATAATGTAAAACAAATATATTACAATGATTCAATTTATGCACCTTGGGGTGATCATACGATACGTCCTAAGGTAGTTTCTAAAAAGGAAACTTATGAGTTTCCGTTGATAAAACGGAAATCTCAAAACAAAATACTGAGAGATTATTCTTGGTATTATCAATTTCTATATCCAAATCTAAAATAATACGAACCATAAAATGCCAAAAAGAACAAGAAAAACTAAAGTCTTAGCCAGAATGCAATGGTTGACCAATTATAAAACTGGAAAACCTTGCCAAGATTGTGGAAATACATATGATCCAATTTGTATGGATTTTCATCATGAGCAACCAGAACTGAAAAAGGATGAAATCCGTATGTTACTCCGAGATGGGTACTCTATGGAGATTGTTCAGGCAGAAATTGACAAATGTGTCTTGATCTGTTCTAACTGTCATAGACTTAGACATAAGGACGACCCTGTGACGGTTAATAAACTGGCACAGAGATCGCAGTCTAAGGCTGTGTTGCCTCTATAATAGGTACATCTAAGACAAACAGGCATGTCCATCAACTTTGAAGTGAAGAGTCAACTTGCCAAACTTCTTGCTATGGAAGATTTGGTGGTTGAGCATCGTCATGTTGAGACTGCAATGTTCAATGTACACACTCGGGTTCTGACACTTCCCATGTGGAAGAAAGCATCTGAGTGTGTCTTTGATATGTTGGTTGCTCATGAAGTTGGACATGCTCTTTTTACTCCCGATGAATGGGATTGGGATACTCCCAAACAGTTTGTTAATGTAGTGGAAGATGCTCGCATTGAGAAACTTATGAAACGCAAGTATGCGGGACTTGCTAAAACATTTTACCGTGGTTATAAAGAACTTTCTGAGGAAGATTTCTTTGTACTAGAGAATGAAGATATTCCTTCAATGATTCTTGCAGATCGTGCAAATCTTTATTTCAAGATTGGTAGTTATGTAAATATTCCTATTCACAATCCAGAAGAAAGTCGTCTGATTAAAGCAATTGCTGATTGCGAGACTTTTGCTGATGTTCTGGTTGTTGCCGAAGAACTATACAACTATTGTAAGAAAAACCAAGAGGAAGACTTGAATGACGTTTCACTTGCTCCCACTCAAGGATCTTCAGATTCTTCTGAAAATCAAAGTACTTCCGATTCTAGTGATGGTGAACTAGACACAGAATCAACGGAGTCTTCTGAGGGTGAATCTGGTGAAGATTCTATGCCAGAAATTGAATCATCATCTGGTGGTGGATCTTCTAGTCTTGACATAAAAACTGCAGAGAATCTTGAAGATTCTATTAGTGATCTTATTGATGATCGTGGAGCAGATAATCCATATAGTGAATTAACCTACTTAAGTGTTCCAGATTTGGATCTAAAATCAGTAATCTCATCCAACTCTGATATTCATGATCATATCAATACATTTTGGTCTAATTGGGAAACTGATGGTGGAGACTTACGGAATTTTGATTGGGCAGACATTTCATATTCAGACTTTAAAAAATCAGCACAGAAAGAAGTAAACTATCTTGTCAAAGAATTTGAATGCCGTAAGTCTGCTGCTGCATATGCTCGTGCTGCTGTATCTAAGACTGGTGTACTTGATACTTCCAAACTCCATACTTACAAATACAATGAAGACCTATTCAAGAAAGTAACTATCCTTCCTGATGGTAAGAACCATGGTCTAATCTTTGTTCTTGATTGGTCTGGTTCTATGGGAAACATTATGCTTGATACCATGAAGCAATTGTTCAATCTAATTTGGTTCTGTCGTAAAGTATCAATTCCGTTTGATGTATATGCATTTACTAATGAGTTCAGATGTGGAAATTATGATGATGCTGGCAAACTAATTTATCCAGAACCTCATTATGAAAAGGAAGATGGATTGCTTCTAGTTCCTGATGTCTTCTCGATGATGAATATTCTTACTAGTAGTGTAAGTAATCGTATTCTAGACAAGCAAATGCATACTATGTTCCGAATTGCATTCGCACAAACTAAATATGTTGGATATCCAGTTCCTATTCGTATGGGTCTATCTGGAACTCCTTTAAATGAAGCACTCATTTCCCTACATAAAATTATCCCCAATTTCAAGAAACAATATTCTTTAGAAAAAGTGCAATGTATTGTCTTGACGGACGGTGAAGCAGCACCTTGTAGTCGTCACGTTGAGATTGATTATCCAAATCAGGAACTACGAATTGGAACTGCACGTCTTAATGCTAATTGCTATATTCGTGATCGTAAGATTGGTACAACTTACAAAGTTACTAATTATCACGAATCAGCATATGTTTCATTCACCAATTTAATGCTGACTAATCTTAAGGATACTTTTCCAAATACAAATTTTGTGGGTATTCGTGTTCTTTCAAAAGGTGATTCTGGATCTTTCATTCGTCTTCATGGAGATTCTTGGGAAGAAATTGAAGTCATGAAAAATGTATGGAAGAAAGAACGTTGCATCATGATTAAAAATTCTGGTTATGATACATATATCGGACTTGCTAGTTCTAATCTAGCTGGTCAAACAGACTTTGAAGTAGATGATGGTGCAACAAAGGCAAAGATTAAATCTGCTTTCGTCAAATCCCTTAAGACTAAAAAATCAAACAAGAAAGTTCTTAATGAGTTTGTTTCCTTAATCGCATGACTAACAGATCTTGTCCTTATTGTGGTAAATCTGACACACTCTGTGCTGATGTCACTAGTCTTTCTAGAGCATGGGCACGGAGTGCTTGTATGCTAAAACATAAAGGAATACCACTTTCCAAACTGTCCTCTGATGGGCACAACCCTCCTGGTTCTATACTATAATAACTTCAGTTCAAACGAAACACATGTCCATGTCTCCAGAGTACGTTGTCACTTCACTTCAAGCATTATATGGTAACAATGTAACTTCTTCCGATATTCGTGCATGGTGTGCAATGAATGGTGGTAACTATCAGACTATCACCAACAAACTTTCCGATCGTAAGGTTGGTCGTGGTAAGTGGAATCTTGAAGTAACACATCAGAAAGTTGAAGAGATCGAACGTACATATGAAGCACCTGCTGCTATTCCTGCTACCGATCGAGAAGAAATGAATCTTATTCCTGTTAAGGATAATACTTTTGTCCCTTTTGGTAACTTCACTGATATCAAGAAAATTATCAAGTCCAACCTTTTTTATCCAACATTCATCACTGGTCTTTCGGGAAACGGTAAGACTTTCTCTGTTGAGCAAGCATGTGCTCAGTTGGGTAGGGAACTTATTCGTGTAAACATTACAATTGAAACTGATGAAGACGATCTTATTGGCGGTTTCCGTCTTGTCGATGGTAATACTGTATGGCACAATGGACCAGTTATTGAAGCCCTTGAGCGGGGAGCAGTGCTCCTACTTGACGAGATCGATCTCGCAAGCAACAAAATCCTCTGCCTGCAATCCATCCTAGAAGGTAAGGGTGTGTTTCTGAAGAAAGTTGGACGAAGAGTTGATCCTACAAGTGGATTCAACGTATTCGCAACTGCAAACACTAAAGGTAAAGGTTCTGAAGACGGACGATTCATTGGAACTAATGTCCTCAATGAAGCATTCCTTGAACGATTCCCTGTAACCTTTGAGCAGGCATATCCTTCCCCTACAAGTGAATCAAAGATTCTTTCTAAGGTTGCTGGTACTCTCAATGTTACTGACGATAACTTCTTGTCTCGTCTAGTTGATTGGGCAGACATTATCCGTAAGACCTTCTATGATGGTGGTATTGATGAAGTCATCAGTACTCGTCGTCTAGTGCATATCGTTAATGCTTACAGCATTTTTGATAATAAGGAAAAGGCAATTGAGGTCTGCACTGCACGATTTGATGATGAGACCAAGCAGTCATTTATCGAACTTTACGACAAGATCGATGCTGACTTTGAAATGACATCTGATGATAGCATCGATCCAATTGACAACACTACTAATTTCTGATATAATTTGGGAGGAATATTATGACTTCTTGGAGTTTTTTATACGACGAAATGTACGGATCTAGTGACGAAGAAATGAACTTCTTTAATAATGATGGTCGTCCTCTAGCAGACGACCGACCTATCTACGACGATGATATTATCGATTTCGGAGATACCCTTAATATCAACATACCTATTTCATCTATGAGTGAAGACCGAATTGACTTAAATCTTGATCAACTTTCAAACAATGGTTTTTGGAAGTATGATGAAGATAAAACTATGAAGGAGGTTCGGGAATACTTATCTCAAACCTACAATGCACATTACACATCTAAGGAATCTAAAACACAAACCCTAGATCTTATCGAAGCAATTGGTGATGCAGAACCATTCTGCCGATCAAATGCAATCAAGTATCTTTCTCGTTTTGGTAAAAAGGGTGGAAAGTCTAAGCAAGACATCCTGAAAGCAATTCACTATTGCGTCCTTCTTTACCATTTCTCTGGTCTACACAAACAACCCAAAGGTGATTATGAAACTTTCTGATTCAACTGTTAATATTCTGAAAAACTTTTCTAATATTAATCAATCTCTTCTCTTTAAAGAAGGCAAGAAACTTCGCACTATCAGTGTGATGAAAAACATCCTTGCTGAGGTTGAAGTAAATGAAGACTTTCCTAAAGACTTTGGTATCTATGATCTCAACCAGTTCCTTAATGGTTTGAGTCTTCACCAGAGTCCTGAACTTGATATTGAGAATGATTCCTACATGGTCATCCGTGAAGGTAAGATGCGTTCCAAGTATTTCTTTGCTGATCCGAATGTGATCATCAGTCCTCCAGAAAAAGATATTGTTCTGACATCTGAGGAGATTTCTTTCAATCTCAATACTCAGCAATTGGATAAACTTCTTAAGGCATCTGCTGTTTATCAACTTCCCGATCTATCTGTTGTTGGTGAAAATGGTGTTGTGAAACTGGTAGTATCTGATCGTAAGAACGATACTTCTAATGACTTCTCTATTATTGTTGGTGAGACAGAAAATATTTTTAGTTTCAACTTCAAAGTAGAAAACATCAAAATTCTTCCTGGTAGTTATCAAGTTTCTATCTCTAAGAAACTTCTTTCCAAGTTTGTAAACTCCGATAAAAACCTTACCTATTGGATTGCCCTAGAACCAGATTCTTCTTATG